GTTGCATCCACGTCGAGATTGACGCGGAGGACGGCACTACGCACGCCACATTCGTGTTTAGAACGCCCTCCCTCCCCGAAACCCTCGGCGGTTTTATCACGATGCTCGCCCAAGGCATCGAAATCCTGGTGCCTATCGCCGACCCAGACGACGAGGAAGACGACGATGACGATTGAATACCGCGGCGAAAAATTCGCCGGCTACAACAAACCCAAACGCACCCCTAATCACCCCACTAAATCACACGTTGTCCTTGCAAAACAAGGCGACGAAGTAAAACTAATCCGCTTCGGACAACAAGGCGTATCCGGCTCTCCCAAACGCACTGGAGAATCCGAGGCTGACCGCAAACGCCGCGAAGCGTTCAAAGCAAGGCACGCGGCTAACATCAAGAAAGGAAAGATGTCGGCCGCTTACTGGGCGGATCGCACCAAATGGTGACTAAATGACCTACTCAGTACCCGGCCAATTCCCCACCCATATCGTCTCCACGACCTACGAAGCTGGAGCCGATAGCCCTTTCATCCGCACAGCCGCCGTGCTGGACATGATGAAGGGCTGGGAAATCATGAAAGCCGTAACCCGCGGCACCGAATATCTCCGCGAAAACAGCGAAGCCTTCCTCCCACTGGAACCCCGCGAGGACTACCGGGCTTACATGAGCCGGGTCAACCGCGCCGTCTTCTCTCCTTATACGCAGCGCCTGATTCGTGCTGCCGCCGGCCTAATCCTCCGCAAACCCATCGCCCTCGAAGGCGACCCCTACTGGCGAGAAATTTTTGCCAAGGATGTTGACGGCTGCGGCTCCGACCTGGACGAATATGCCCGCCGCCTGCTGCTGTGCAGCCTGACCTACGGCCAAGCCCACACCCTGGTGGACTTTCCCGCCCCTTCTAACGCCCGCAGCCTGGCCGAAGAACGCGCCCAAGGCCGCCGCCCCTACTGGGTCGAGATCGACCCCTACAACATCTACGGCTGGCGCCTGGATCGCGACGCCGCCTACGGCACCCTCACCCAAGTCCGCATCTACGAAAAAGCGGTGGTGCCCGAGGGCCGCTTCGGCGAAAAAACCTACGAGCAAATCCGCGTCATCGAACCCGGCCGCTACGAGGTCTACCGCCAACGCCAAGCCATGAAGCCCCTGGGTCCTGGCTTCGCGGAACCCAACATCCAAAACGGCGACTACGAACTAATCGACTCGGGCACCTACAGCCTGGGCGCCATCCCCCTCGTCACCACCTACTCCAACAAGGTGGACACGATGGTGAGCCGCCCACCGCTAATCGACGTCGCCTACCTCAACCTGGCCCACTTCCAACGCCAGGCGGACCTCATCCACAGCCTCCACATCGCATCCCAACCGATGCTTGTCCTTGAGGGCTGGGACGACCAGACCAAGGACATGGCCATCAGCGTCAACTACGCCATCGCCACCCAACCGGGCAACAAGGTTTATTACGTCGAGCCCGCATCTAGCGCCTTCGAGGCCCAATCCAACGAAATCAAAGAACTCCAGCAGCAGATGTCCACTTTGGGCATCAGCACGCTTAGCCAGCAAAAGTTTGTCGCCGAGTCTGCCGACGCCCGCCGCCTGGATCGCGTTGACACCAACTCAATGCTAGCCGCCGTCAGCCTCGACCTGGAGCAAACCCTCCAAAAAGCATTTGACTACGCCGCCGCCTACCTCGGTCTGGAACCGCCTGAAGTCAGCATCAGCCGCGACTTCGACATCAACCGCCTGATCGGCCAAGACGTCACCGCGATCACCGCCCTCTTCGACAAGGGCGTCATCAGCCTCGGCGAAGTCCGCGCCATCCTCGCCCAGGGCGAAATCCTGCCCTCCCTAGAAGTCGGCGATCTCCCTGAAGAAGAACCCGACGAAATCGAAGACGAAATGGAGAACGAAGAATCTCCCGGCGAGGAAGAAGACACCGAAGATCTGACCCCAGACCGCATGGAGCAGCTCATCAACGCCCTGCTCCAGTAAGCCATGGCTACTAAGCAGGAATACTTAACGCTTGCCCAGGTCACCGCCCTGGTGAAGCTGGCGCGTGACATCAAGAACGTCAACAGCCTGCTGTCCGGCGACGGCCCGCCAACCACCGAAGGCCGCAAGGGCGACTGGTACATCAATACCCGCACTGCCGAGCTTTACGGCCCCCGTACCACCAGCGGCTGGAACGACAGCCCACTTCCGCTATCTGGCGACGCCCGCCACTCTGAACTACTCATCAACGGCAACCTGAGCAGCGGTGGCGGCTCCGGCACAGCCGGCACTATCACCATCGGCACAGTCACAACCGGCGAACCCGGATCCTCAGCAACGGTCACAAACGTCGGCACCGCTGAAGCCGCAATCCTTAACTTCAGCATCCCGCGTGGGGCAACAGGTAACACAGGTGCTGCGGGCTCCACTGGTGCTACAGGCGCAACCGGCGCCACAGGACCACAAGGTCCCCAAGGCCCCCAAGGCGAACAAGGTCCAGCTGGAGCAACCGGCCCTCAGGGCATCCAAGGCGCTAAAGGCGACAAGGGCGACCAAGGTGAAACAGGTCTTACTGGGGCTACTGGCCCCCAAGGTCCTCAAGGCGATACCGGTCCTCAAGGCCCCCAAGGCGACCAAGGACCCCAAGGTTTAACCGGCGCTACGGGCGCTACCGGAGCCACCGGCGCAACAGGTCCCCAGGGCGCCACAGGTGCAACAGGACCCCAAGGCCCTCAGGGCGAAACCGGCCCCCAAGGCATCCAAGGCGCCACAGGCCCAGCTGGCAGCGACGCCACCGTCACCGCTGGAACAGGCATCAGCGTCAGCTCAGGTGTCGTCTCCTTAAACACGACCTTCCTAACCACCAACGCATACCTACAAGTCCCAACTGGAACAACACTCCAGCGCCCCGGTACACCCGCCACCGGAATGATCCGGTTTAACACCACCGCCGGATGCTTTGAGGGCTACACAGGCAGCGCCTGGGTCAACCTATCGCCCACCGGCATCGACGACGTTGGCGCAACTGTGTGACTTTAGTTCTTCTGCAGTAGACTACAAATGCCTAATTCCCAGTTCTCATGCCTCGGTATAAAGACCGGATCATGACAAAGGAAGGTACCTACGAAAGGGTCACCGTGGAACTTGATCCACAGACTCCTGAACCTGTAGTTGCCTCCGAAGAAAAGACCGTCAAGCGCACGCGCAAAGTCGAGGCTTCTCCTGCCTCCTTCGAACCCACCGAAACCCCGGACTTCTAATTCATGGAAGAGCAAGTCATCCAGGCGCCCGTGGCGTCTGAGACCCAGCCTGTGGCTGGAGCCGACACCGCTCCATCTCCTGACTTGAGCGCAATCCGTGCCGACTACGAGGCACAACTAAACGCGTTCAAAACCCAGGCCACCGAAGCTGAGGAACGTTTCCAAGGCATCAAGGCCAAGCTGGATGAGGTCTACAAAAAGCAGGACGAACAGCGCAAAAAAACGCTGGAAGACCAAGGCCAATGGAAAGACCTCTGGGAAGAAGCTAACCGCACTGCCCAAGAAAAAGACCAGCAAATTACGGACCTCCAAAAACAACTGGAGGACCTGCGCCACTCCAACGAAAGCGCCGCCATTCGCACCAAAGCAATGGCCGCAATCAGCCAGGCTGGCGCAATCAACGCAGAACAAATGCTCCAACTGGTGCAAAACAATCTGCGTAAAAACGACTCAGGCGCCGTCGTCGTGCTCAACGGCGGCGTGGAACAGGACCTCAGCACCTATCTAGCCACCCTGAAAAACCCAGGTTCGGGTTACGAGCATCACTTCAAACCCAGCAGCAGTGCTGGGATGGGCGCCAAGCCCACACCCACCGTGGCAACTGGAGGTGTAGCGAACCCCTGGAAAGAAGGTTCTCTCAACCTCACACAACAGATGCTAATTTCTAGTCAGGACCCCGAACTCGCAGCTGTGCTGAAGAGGGAGGCTGGACTCTAAATCGCACCGGTGGTGCACATTCCTAGTCCGTGACTGGGACCCCGCAAACCACAACTTTGGTCCATAACAATGGCCGCACCATTTCAGAACTATTCCGGCGGTGTCCTCCTCGCGGATGTCGTCAAGCGCAATAACCTCAGCACCTATGTGTCTGAGGCCATCAAGGAGCGTTCCCTCTTCCTGAAGAGCGGCGCTATTGTCCGCACCCCTCTGCTGGATGCCCGCGAAGGCGGCACCCGCATCCAAGTGCCCGAGTTCAACCCTGTGTCTCCCACTGAGGAGATCATGAACGGGACCGCCACCTGGGGCACCAGCAACGCTGGTTATCTGACCCCCCAGAAGATCGGCACTGGCACCCAAATCGCCACCATTTGCCATCGTGGTTTCGCATACGCGGTGGACGACATTGCGATGCTCGCGGCCGGTGAAGATCCCATGCTTCACATCCGCAACCAGCTGGCCGACGCCATCAACAAACTGAACAGCAAGCGTCTGTTCAGCCAACTGTGGGGTCTGTTTGCCGGTCCTCTGGCCGGTAACTCTTCGGATATTGCTGTTGCCGCCGCCTCTGGCGCTGGTGAAGCCAACTATCTGAGCGCCTCCTCCATCGCCCGCGCTCGTGCCTATCTGGGTGAGCGTGGCGAAGAGCTGGACACCCTGATCGTTCACCCTTCTGTCGCCTACTACCTGTATCAGGTGGGGATGCTGACCTTCAGCACCTCTGCCCTTGCAGCTTCTGGCGCCGTGACCTGGGGTGGCGGTGGCGTGGGCATCGGTGCCCGTGCTGTAGGCGAGTTCGCCGGTTGCCGCGTGATCGTGGACGAGCTGGTGAACACCGTCGAGCCCGGCACTGCCGGCCACGTGCAAGAGTTTGCCTGCTATCTCGTCAAGAGCGGCAGCATCCTTGAAGGTGTGCAACAGGACCTCCGCATCGAGGCCGACCGCAACATCCTGTCCAAACAGGACGTGCTTTCGGTCGATTACCACGGCACCTATCACGTGATGGGCACCAAGTGGAACGATGCTGGTGACAACCCCACCAACGCCAACCTGTACGACGGCACCAAGTGGGCTGCCACTTATGACATTGACCTGATCCCGATGGTGCAGATCATCTGCAACAGCCCTCTGGATCTGTCCCTGATGTGATCCATACCTGGATCTCAGCCCTCGGCCCCACTTCGGTGGGGCTTTTTTATTGCAGCTACACTGAAACAAAGAATGTGCAAATAGGTCTGTGGCCGCCACCATCGACGCCACTTTGAGTGGAGCATCCTCCAACAGCTACGTGACGCTGGCGGCTGCCAACAGCTATTTCGAGACCGTCCCCAGCTCCAGCACCTGGACCGACAAAACCGACGATCAAAAGAACCGCGCCCTGATCTCCGCCACCCGCTGGATCGACAGCCTCAACTTCTACGGCGACCGCTGCGACGAAGGCCAAGCCCTCAAGTGGCCCCGCAACAACTACGACATTGATGGCGTGGAGCTGGAGTGCTCCCTGATTCCCAACGACATCAAATACGCCACTTACGAACTGGCACGCGCCCTGGCCAACGACACCAGCGCCATCACCAGCAGCACTGGCACTGACGGCCTCTACGACGAAGTACAACTCGGCGACCTCCGCGTGAAGTACAACACCAAGACCCAAGCCACGGGCATGGTGAACAACATCTTCGACGTCTACCCCTGGCTCCAGTCTTACCTTGGCGCCTACACCTTGGGCGGCGCTGGCACTTACCAATTCCGCGTTTTCCGAGGTTGATATGGCTGGCACGCTCGACACACTATTTACCAAGGTTGCCAAAGATCTTGTCGCCGACCTTGGCACAGCCCTCGACACAAGTATCACTTATAGCCGCAAAGCAACCCCTAGTTACAACGTCGACACTGGAGCCCTAACTACAACAGATACCACCTATTCCAACATCAAAGTTCCGGTTGAATTTGTCGTTTCCGAAGAAGAGGAAGGCCGCGAACAACGCCAAGCCAAGATTTACATTACACCCGACAAAATCGGCAGCAATCAACCTACTCTTCAAGACCAGATCACGTTGACTTACGCTGGTTCCTCCCGCACCGCCCAAATCACCGACATCCGCACCTACCGCGGCGGCCAAGAGTACCTCTACATCCTGCTGGTGCGCTTCTGATGGCACGCAAACGCGGTATTAACAATATCGTCCCTGATCTCCAGCAACAGTTGAATAGCGACTTCAACGCTTTTATCCAACTCGCGGTTGAAGGTCTTAGCAGTAAAGAAAACAGTCCTGTCTATACAGGTTTCTTTGCGTCTAGCTGGAGAGCCAGTACGCAACGCACCAAACCCACCGACCGTGTACAAGATTTTGCCCCCTGGGGCGATCTTAAAAAACGCCGTGACAAAGGCGATACAACGGCTTTTCGGATTGAGCCTCGGTTCAAAGTACCCGCGTTCAAGTTCAGCGACAAAGTATTTATCGGCAACGCCACAAAGTACGCGGCTTACGCCCTGGAAAACCCAAAAGTTGCTGTGTTTATCCAAGGCGAACTGCGTTCACTCCTCCAGAGCAGTTTCCAAGAGCGCCGTGGCCCGCAAGTATTCGTCGGCGCTACGAAAGGAACAGGCATGATGGGTTTCTTGCGTGGTCGGGACTATGTTTCTTACGAGAGGATTTAAGCCGTGGCACTTGTAGACGTTCGCGCCGCATTTGAAAAAGCCGTCCGAGACGCCGTTGCCGCCGTCGACAACACGGTGACGATGATTTACGACAACACGCCGTTTACCACGCCCGGCAAATCCACGAAATACGTCGCAATCTCAGTCAACTTCAACCGCTCCACCCTCCAAAACATGGGCGCCGCGGCCGACTTTTACTCCGGCGTCATCACCTGCAACGTCTACGTTCCTAAAAACGCTGGAACCTCCGTACTCGCCAGCATCAGCGAAGCCGTAATCGACGGCCTTACCTCGGTCAATGCCTCGGGCTACACCGACACCGATACCTGCGATCCTCGCGTCCTCGACATCGTGGGCCCCACACCCTTGGACATTGAAGACCGTTCGCATTTTGTGGGCCTGATCTCTTGCCAATTCACGGCAAACCCCTAGTGTATTATTGAACAACTAGCTCTTACCCCATGCGAGCCGTCGAACTGCTCCGCAACAAGTTCGGTGTCAGCCAGCTGTACAAGCACGAAGTCAAGATCGAAGGCGAAACCGTACTGGAGATTTACTGGCACCCACTGACCATCGCCGAACGTGAGTCGATCCAGAAAAAATCCAACGCCGACGACGCCGGCGACTTTGCCCTGAGCCTGATGCTGGAGAAAGCCCTCGACAAAGACGGCAAGCGCCTGTTCCAAGACGGTGACCGCGCCACTCTTCGCCGCGAAGTCGAGGCCAGCATCCTCCAGGACATCCAGCTCGCCATGCTGACCTCTGGCACCGAAACCAAGGTGGAGGAAGCGAAAGCCGCCCTCAAAAGCTGATTCCAGCTGGTACTTCATTTACTTTTTGGCCACAGAACTGGGAATGACGGTTTCCCAGCTCACGAACCAGCTGACCCAAGAAGAACTAACAACCTGGGCGGCCTACTTCGAAATCCGTAACGAAGAGGAGGAAAAAGCGATGGAACGGGCCAAGCGCCAAGGTCAGACTGGAACGATGCGTTCCAAGTAAACTACTAACAGACTCTTCTACGCCCTGCCGTGGCCAATTACAGCGTAGACATTGAAGTAGGGCTAAAAGGCACAGAAAAACTGCGCGATCTCCGCAGCAACATTGATGCACTAGCCAACAAAATCAACACAATAAATAGTTATGCAGATGTATTTAAAGCGCCGCTGCAAAATGTTAAAAACTATAGTAAAGCATTACAAGAAGCAGCTGAGGCACTAAATAAAGCCGAACTAGGCACAAAAGATGAGACAGATGCAGTAAAACTATATGTACAAGCACTGGGTCAAGCGGAAGGCGTCCAAAAACGTCGTATCAATTTAATTGAGCAAGAAATTGAAGCGCAGAGACGTCTTGAAGTTCAGCAAACTAAGTCATCCCGTACCATTGAATTAGGTCCCGGTGGCCCCGGCTTTAGTGGAGGTTTTAGCGCAGCCGATCGTGCCCGTGCCAACCAAGCCGCACGTGAAAAAGAAAACGCGGGCCGCCGTCAAACACTCGAACTTTTAAACAGAGAAGTTTCATTTGAAATTCGACTGCAAAATATACGTGAGCGTAACGCTGCACTAGCTGCAAAACAAGCACGCCAAGGTGGTGCTTTATCTAATGCCGTAATCGGCGGTGCCTTCCCGCTGCTCTTTGGCCAAGGCCCTGGTGCGGCTCTTGGCGGTGCCTTAGGCGGTGGAATCGGCG